TCCAAACCTGAGTTAAAATTTTGGAACGGATATGGGGCATACCTCAAAAATAAAATTTGCGCGGTTGCCTTACGGCAACATATCGGGTGTCCTACGGACATGGGGCACATATTGCATGGGTATGAATCAAGTGTGCATCGGCTGATGGGCGGCGTGCGGCGGGATGGTATGCGTAAATGGATGGGTTGACATAAGAATGTAAAAAAACATTTGTTGGCATGAGTATGATGAAAAATAGAGGGGGCGATAAATCAATGGACATTCGAAAAATGCGCAAGGAAGATTTCGAGAAAGTTCCGGGACGGGAACGTTTTGACAGTAAAGAACCTGCGTTTGATAGTCTGGTCATCATTCCAATGGAGGACAGTTTGGGACGTGAAACATGGGGGCGGATGGACTTTGTAGGATGTGTGGGACCTGAGCCGGTCGTGCGGCTGTCTGGTGCGTCAGAAACATTAGATTTGGAAGGACATGGCGGACATGGAGAGTGGATGGAACCGTGTGATTATCGGAAGATGGCGCTGCCGGCGTGGTCGATAGACTGTCTGCCGTGCGGGTATCTGCGGATATTCTGCAAAGGGCAGATCAAGGCAGGGGATTCGCTGACATCGTTTGAGATTTTCTCAAAGGAAAGGCGGCGGTGAGATATGGCATGGGAATTTTTTAACTGCGACTGGTGCGGGAAGAAAGTGCGGCGGATGCAAAGATACAGGCCGAAAGGATACCAGCATAAGTTTTGCTCCTGCGAGTGTGCAGCAAAGTGGCGAGTAGCGCATGGGTGCCACGGCCAGCTTCCGTCAAGCAATGAAACCAAAAGGCCAGGGGCGCTGCCGCACACGGATTGCAACATTCAAATCACAAAGAAGATTGACCTGTTCCCGGAGTTTCGGCCGGAAGTTGGGGCGTTGTATCGTGCGGAACGGTATGCCGGGTATGCGGGCATCAAACAAATCGGATATGTCATTCAGGTCAATGGGCATCGGGTCAACATTCGTGAGAACGAATGCGTAGAAGTGTGAAACGACAATAGGAGGAAAAACAGTTGCGAGAAATTACGTTCAGGGGCAAGTCGGTAAACAATGGCAAGTGGGTATATGGCTATCTGATTGGCCGCGCGAATGACACGGGGTGCGCGTGTGAAGGGAAATTCTTCATCGATAATGGGGAGCCGTTCAATAAAGCCGTGGAGGTCATTCCGGAAACTATCGGGCAGTACATCGGGCTTGTTGACGGGGACGGGGAGAAGATCTTCGAGGGTGACATCTTGAGTGTCAAGAGTTCTACACATCGGTACTCTGTTGAGTTTGATGTGGTTGACCCATCGTTTATCATCCGTGACTGCGCAGACAGACGGTTTACCACGAACATTGTGGTATACGACCAGAATGAACTTCATCGGTGCGGCACGATCTACGATCAGGAGGAATCTGCATGAAACTCAGTGAAAAGTTTTTCGCACGGACACTCAGTCTGCTTGTGATATTGCTTATAGCATCGCTAGTGGTCGAGTTTGTGGTGGCAGGTGAATGTGATAAGAACGCCACCAAAACAGAAACCGTAGTAGAACACAGTCAGCAACGATTTCAACGGGTCATCAAAGACAATTATTCCGCTCTTATCGTGTACGTCGATACCGAAACAAACGTGATGTATCTGCGTCGGCTCGGTGACGGTGGCATTTGCGTGATGGTCGACGCTGAAGGAAAACCGCTCCTGTGGGATGGAGGGGCAACGAAATGAACAGGATAGCATTTGCGGACAAAACTGGAATCTTCGCGTGGTCAGATGTTCAAAACTGCCGCGATACTCTTCCACAGCGCGATGCTGCTTCCCGATTCATGGCGCTTGCCTTTTCAAAGTTCAACACCGATGCGACTTCGCTCAACGGACGCATGACCGGAGAGACGTGTGAATTTGAACTGAATAGGGACATTCCAAATGACTGGGTATCTACGTCCAAAAATGAAGACGGTACAGTACGGCTCGAAATTCAGGCACATTTGTGTGTGGTTCCAGAACAACTTAGCCGAGGTCTTACCGTCATGCGATTCCCTGTATGGAGTAAAGAACCGATTGGCATCCCATTAGGGAAGTGTCAAGCTGTGATAGCAAGGGTTGAACAACATGGAATGCAAGAAAAATGACTGCTTTAACTGCCCGTATCCGGATTGCATCAATGACTATGTGAAGAAAACATACCCAAGGAAAAAACAGTGGGTAGAACACCAAACTGAGTATGTTTCGAAGCGCGCGAAACGTCGAGCTGCAGAAGGTTTATGCACAAAATGCGGGAAGCGTCCTCCACGACCCGGATACCGGACGTGCGGCGAATGCGCCATGAAATCACGGCGGGCGTCGAACGAACATAAGTGGCGGAACGGCACTACCCCCAAAGTTCTTATGGACGGCGTGACGCTATGTAAAAAGTGTGGGAAGAACCCACCAGTCATAGGTTATGCAGTCTGCGAGCGATGTTTGGCATTGTGTAGAAAGGCACTTGACAAAACACCAAGCCATAATGGGAAGTCACCGGACAACGGATTTGCGCGGGCGCTACGCGCCGATTATCTGCTGAACAAAAAGGAGAAGAAATGAGAGTTGAAATTTTCACCTATAGAGATGCGGAACGTCTTGAAAATGCGTTAAACAAATTCCTCAAGTTGCACGAGGGAGAAAACATCGAAATCCAATATTCGTGCTCGGCCTACCAACTTGGTGCTGTATATTACAGCGCAATGGTCATTTTCAAGTGACGGGGCACAGCATGAAGCAATACTGCCGCTACTGCACAAATGCTTTTCTTCAAGATGATGACATGATTTGGTGCGAGCCAAAAGACGAAATTCGAACTGACCGTCAGATAACGCGGCTGAACCGCTGCCCACACTTCGAATTTTGCTCGATAGACGTTCTTAACCCAGAACGGGAGTACAGGCCGGTTGAGAAACGGAGGGCGGCGCAGAAAAAGGAACCGGACATGGAGCAAACGACTATGTTCGGCGGATTGGAATGGGAGAAAAGGAAATGAGTAAACCAAAATATATGAAAGGCGATTGCATTCGGTCGCTGGACGATTTGGTGCTGCAAGAAAACATCTATTGGAACGGGAGAATTTGGAATTGCAAGTGGTTCATGAACCTTCAAATTCAACTGCTTCTGTCTCTAATCAAGCACAAGGCACTAAAGTACGCTGTGAGGCGGGACGGAATCACAACGGGAGAGTTTGTCGAGCCGGTGTTATGGCATAAACTCAACGAACGCCCACTGACGGATGCGGAAAAATCTGAATTTTCCGAGCATGGCTATTCTGATTTTGAAATCCCGGAGTATATGTTCGACTGCCCTATGCCTGATGATGAGCAGGAAATCCTAATCGCAACCGAGTGGGGAGTGGACAAAGATGTGTGCCGCGTCGATACCGACGATTGGGGAAACCATTCGTATGGATTGGAGGGATGCGGCGATTGGGACGACGTGATAGCGTGGGCGGAAAAGCCGAAGTACGATTCGGAGGGGAACTGAAAATGAAGCAACAAGATAATTTGCGGGAATTGAAAAAACACGGAGGATCACTTGATGGAAGTTTGCCTGACCGAGATCTTCCGAGAGCGTTCTTGGGTACGACGAAAGATGAACCCAAGAAGAGATATGAAACGCAGAAACTAATGATCGATGGAAAACTCCGGGATGTCGAGATCTACAGGGTTCCAGAATTGCTGAAGCAAGTACCTGGGGCAGATTGCCGAGAGTGCGCTTTCTTCGTAACGATGAAAGCATACGAACTCGGACTTCCATTCTGCCGGTCGGATGAAGTGGCCGAAGCTGACATTTTCGCGTTTGGGAAGCAGATCTGTTTCCGGAAGCGCAATGATACGGATTGAATTGGAGGGATACTGATGGACTTAGAACAAACCGCGATTGAGCGGCTGCGGTTTGCAGCTGAAATGTCCCTGCGGGTATACAAGCAGCCGCTTGTGATTACCTACTCGGGCGGCAAGGACTCGGACGTGCTTTTGCATCTGGCGGGCAAAGCCGGTATCCAGTATGAGGTTTTGCACTCGCTGACCACGGCGGATGCACCGGAAACCGTATGGCACGTACGGGATACCTTCCACCGCTTGGAGCTGGATGGCGTAAAATGCGACATCGATACGCACCGGACGCCGGACGGCGGGAACGTGACGATGTGGAATTTGATTCCGCGCAAGCTCATGCCGCCGACACGTTGGATGAGGTACTGTTGCTCGGAGCTTAAAGAGGGCGGCGCAGGAAACAGATTTATTGCAACCGGTGTACGCTGGGCAGAATCAGTGAAACGGAAGAACCGCGGTGCGCTGGAAGTTTTGCATTGGGATATATCAAAACGCCTAACACTGATGAACGATAACGACGAAAGCCGCAGGATGATGGAGAATTGCCAGCTCAAAGGGAAACGGATTGTAAATCCAATCATTGACTGGACGGACGCTGACGTTTGGGGGTATGCGAAAGAGGAAGAAATCTGCATGAATCCGCTGTATGAATGCGGATGGAAGCGCGTGGGGTGCATCGGGTGCCCAATGGCAAGGAAACACAGAAACACGGAGTTCTCGCGCTATCCGAAGATCAAGGCGGCGTATGTCCGGGCGTTTGACAGGATGCTTGCGGAACGGCAAAAGAAAGGCTTGCCTTGCAACTGGCAAACAGGTGAGGACGTGATGCACTGGTGGATGGAGGACGGCGTACTGCCCGGCCAGATGATTTTTGACGGAATGGAGGAGGACACGCTATGACAGACAAGGAAATCGTGCAGGCGCTGCGGTGCTGTGCGAAGGGGCTTGGACACGACGACGCGTGCGAAAACTGCAAGGCCGGAGAAATCCAAAACCGGCGGGAATACATCGAGTTTGCGGCTGCTAACGCAATCGAGCGTCTGACCGCCGAGAACGCGGCGCTGCGGGAGAAACAGCGGTGGATTTCCGTGACAGAAAAAACGCCAGAGTATGATATGCCGCAGCTTGCGCTAAATGCTGACGGGGATGCACTCATTGCAAATTACGCATACGGCGAATGGTTTGATACATGGGGGCAAGACGTGGAGGTCACCCACTGGATGCCGGTGCCGGAAGCGACGGAGGCACACAATGGAAAAGAAAATTCTTGATGTTACGTGCGGTTCCCGCACGATTTGGTTCAACAAAACACATCCGGCCGCAGTGTATTGCGACAGCAGGCGCGAAGCATACACTGGAATCTGGAAAAGCACGAAGAATGATTCTGAACGGCAATGTGTGATAGCCCCTACGGCAATGTGTGATAGCCCCTGATATACAATGCGACTTCACGGATCTTCCGTTCGCAGATGATACATTCACGCTTGTGATCTTCGATCCTCCACATTTGGAGCGTGCAGGTGAAAACTCGTGGATGCGGAAGAAATACGGTGTGCTAAGCGACAACTGGCCGCAGATGCTGCATGATGGTTTTCGTGAGTGTATGCGTGTTTTGAAACCGGATGGGGTTTTGATCTTCAAGTGGTCGGAGGTGCAGATTGAGGCTAAAAAAGTGTGGGAAGCAATCGGAGAGAAGCCACTGTTCGGGCACAGAAGCGGAAAACAGGGAAAAACATTTTGGGGTTGTTTTATGAAATTAGGTTTGCCGGACGCGCCGGCGGAAGGAGAAAAGGCATGAGTAAAGCTGTTTTGATCAGCATTCGCCCGGAGTGGTGTGAGAAGATCATCAACGGGCAGAAGACCGTTGAGGTGCGCAAGACGCGCCCGAAGATGAACCCACCGTTTAAGTGCTACATCTACAAATGCGGAAACGGAAAAGTCATCGGGGAATTTCTGTGCGATGAGATCATCGAAGATCGCACGTATGGGCACAATGAAGAATTTTACAGAGCAGCCTGCATGAGCGCATACGATGCGGCGGCATATGCAATGCAGTCGCCGATGTATGGCTGGCACATCTCAGATTTGCGCGTTTACGATCACCCGCGCGATCTGTGGGAGTTTACCGGCCTGCGGCAGACGAGATTCGGCTGGGAGCCAGTGCCAATCACCCGCCCGCCGCAGAGCTGGCGGTATGTGGAGAAAGAACTATGGAACGACTGACAAGACCTAATATCAACGTAGACCCGGGCACCGACCGATTTCTGAACGCCGCGATCGGCGGCAAGGAAATCGACTGGAAGCAGAGCCGGGACAGCACGCTCAACGTGCTGATCAACGGCCCAACGAGCAACGGCTTTGGCAAGGATATTTTCCGCAAGATGGCCCGCGATCTGTACGGACGTCTAAAAGCCTACGAGGACACGGGGATTGAACCGGAAGCAGTGGAAACGGTTAAGCTTGCGCTGGCCGCAAAGCACATGGTTGATCTTGAAACGCTCAACAATACGCCAATCAGCAGGCTTGTAGAGCTTGCCGAGGCCGACAAGGACGGGCGCGTGGTGGTGCTGCCGTGCAAGGTGGGTGATACAGTGTGGAGAATAAAGCGGACATTTGAAACATATCCGGATAAAAGCGAGCCATACATTGAGCCGGACGCCTTCCTGCTGCAAGACGTTTTTAATATCGGAAAAACTGTATTCCTCACAAGAGAGGAAGCAGACCACGAGCTGAAACGAGTAAAAGGATGGTAGATCTTAATGGCATTGAAAATACCAAAGTATATCTACGAGTGGATGGTGCTTACTGCACACTATTCCTACAAAGCTGCAGAGCTCAACCGGAAGGTGGCTGAGTGGCTGGAACGTCACGGAGTTGATGTCGACGCGCTCAGTGATGGTTCCGGATGCGGATTCGAAGAGCTGATGTACGGGCTTAACATCGCAGATGAACTCTGCGAAAGGATAGAAAGAGAGGCAGCAAATGAGGACATATCTCAGAAGTGATTACGCGCTCCACCCGTGCGGCGCGGGATATGAATATTGCGACGGGGAGTGTTCTCATTGCGAAGCTGCGGCATCGACATATACATCAAACACTGCGCAGCCCAAATATGAGCCGTGGCGAAAAGAAATGCAAGAAAGGCCGGTGACACAGACAAACAATGAACAGACCGGAAACAACGAAGTGGCTTTCGGAACTGCTGGAAGAACATATTGACCCGAAGAACGACCCGCGCGTCTACTGGGCGAAGGAAGTCACGTTCGACTACGGCAGCGTTTCTCCCATTCGCGTGGACTATATGCAGTTCAAGCCGGTCAACAACAGCGTGTCCGGCATCGAGAAGGGCGATGTGTACTGCTACGAGATCAAGACCTCGGTTGAAGACTTCCGCTCGAAGAACGGTCACAATCTGATTGGGGATTTCAACTACTACGTCATGCCGCTGGAAGTCTACGAAAAGGTCCGGGACGAACTGCCATACAGCGTTGGCGTTCTGTGCCCGGAAAAGCTGGGTTATAAATTCCTGCCGTACATTCTGAAAGTGGTGCAGCGTGTTCGCCGCATCGACAGAAAAAGACCGCTCCATGAAATGCTCCTTATGATGTGGCGCAGCTCCCGGCGGGAAATTGTAAAAGCGAGAAAGGAGGTAAATGGAAATGACGAACCTTAAACCGTGCCCGTTCTGCGGCGGTGAGGCAAAATTCTTCAGAAAAGCAAGTTTTGAGTTCGGAACACGGGGCGGCTGGCAGTTTGGAATCCATTGCACAAAGTGCGGCGTCGGAACTCCAAAGAACGATTACACGGTAGAAATTGATTTTTCAGACTATGGAGAAGTGAAAGTCGTGAAAGACGAACGGCCAGCAGCAATCGAAAAATGGAATTTGAGGACACACCACTGATGGAAGGAGAAACACAGTATGTCTCGCTCCGTAAATGAGGTTCTTTTCAAAGCGGTCAAAAACAAACTGCAAACGGCGCGCGAATCATATGCCGTATATCGATCTACAATGGAGGACTTGAACCAGCTGCTCAAAGACATGATCGACTATGCAGTAAAGAACAACTGGAACCTCCAAGAACCGTCCGATTATGACCTTGAAGGTTATTTGTATGATGGAAAGCCGGAAATCGATGAGGTCATGAAAAAGATCATAGAGATGTTCGGAATGCCGGAGGGGGAACTTTGAAATGGTGTATTACATCAAAAATCAGGATCTGCTAGACCTTCTTGACGAGAACGGCATAACGATACTGACTGCCGCAAAAATCAACAGCCTTGAGGGAGTCTACTTTCCCGCAGAACTGCACGTCGGAGATCGCGCGTGGAAGAAGGCCATGAGCATCCTCGATAAGAAATACGCGGAAGCGAAAAAGCTGCCGTTCATCCGTGACCCACTGGCATGGGCACTGTACCACACTTGGAAGGAGTTCGATGATGGGAAACGCTGTGACTGAAGAATATATCCGTCGCTCAGAAGCACTGGACGCGATTCGTCGGTTTTCAACTGAAAACGGGTCTGTGCTTGGCTATCACAGTGGCGCAATCGACCTCGCAATGGAGGCAATAGAAGCCATCCCTGCTGTTGATGCAGCACCGGTTGTGTACGGCACATGGATTGAAGAAGACGGCATGCAGATGTGCTCAAATTGCGGTGAAGAACACGAATGGGATGACTACCGTGCATCTTACTGTGAGGATTGCGGAGCAAAAATGAGGAGATTGCATGATGACTGAAGAATTTATCAGCCGCGCTGAGGCACTTGAAGACTTTGAGGAATGCAACAAATCCAACCCTAACTGGACACCTCAACGGGTGAAAACGCTCCTGCTGCGTCAGCCCGCCGCCGACGTTGCCCCGG